TGTTATAATTTGTAAAGCATCATCATTTAATTTTGTAAAAATATTTAATTCAAAATTAAGATTATAAGGAACAGGCATGAATACCTTTTTCAAAGAACCACTAGGTTTTATAGTGGTTTTGAATGTTTGAGTAATTCCTGTTTTTCTTGTTGCATCATACTCAATACCAGTCATTTCAAATGACATTCTTGGTAAAGTAATTGCAATGTCTCTCTCATTTGTTTTACCTTGCTCAATTCTTGCCAAGAATTTTTGCATAGGACCATATGCTAGGGGTACTTTAATCGCACTAATATCCTTACCAGCAGCATCTTGATGGCGTAGTTGAATATTATTAAATAAGGTTCCGAAACCAATAATTGTTTTTCTTAGGATTTCGTGATAGTAATACTGTCCTAACATTAGAATTCACCAAATGGGTTTTTCTCAGAAAAATCTAAGATTAAATCTGCCTCTGTTTCAAAGACATCTCCTTCATTGAAGGCATCATAAGTATCTTCAAAATTATACGTCCTCACAGTATATGTAGCAGATGATGTAGAACCAACAACTGTTTCTCCGTCATAGAAGGTTCCAGTAACAATACCAACCTTAAGAACACCCTTAGTTGCATCCCATTCCCTAACTCTTGCTGTTGTACTGCTTGATTGCCCAGTAATTAGTTCATTGTACACATAAGTGCCAGTTCCGTTCTGAGGGGCACCAGAGAAGGTTACAGAAGGTGCCTCTGTATATCCAGCACCTGCATTAGTAATGTATACATTAGTAACCTGACCTCTAGAATTAAGAGTTGCAAATGCAGTTGCATCAATTCCACCAGCTGGTGCAGTTCCGATAGCAACAGTTGGTGCAGCAGCATATTGAGTTCCTGCTGTTCCAACAGTAATTTCTCCAACACCGAAGGAAGTTCCAGATCCAACTACAAAAGTACAGGTTGCAATAGCACCAGATCCTCCACCACCTGTAATGTAAATGGTTGGTTTTTCACTATATCCATAACCTGCATTTGTCAATCTAATTGCTTCTACTGCCTGTAATTGTCCCATAGCAGTTGTGATTGCAACAGCAGTAGCAGTCGTAAATCCAACTGGAGGAGAAGTGAATGTTACTAGAGGAGTACTGGTATATCCATATCCATCATTTTGTAAGAATACTTGACCAACATAACCAGTAGTTGTACTTGCAGTTCCTAAAGCAGTGGTTCCATTTCCTACAATGTTTAATGTAGTAATAAATCCTTCATCAAGAACTGTCTTATCAATACTATCAATACCTGTATCAAGTACCTCATCCTCGTACTCAAATAATTCACATCTAAGTTCAAAAACGTAGTTTTTACGAAGCATGAAGAAAGGTTTTTCTACTTCTACATACTTGATCTCAAATAACTTTTTCCCAAGTGGGAAGTATACTAAATCACCCTCTCTAGGGGTATCAAAGAATTCAACTTCATCATCATCCATCTGATCCATAAATGGACGGATAAAATCTGTAAATCTCTCTTTAGAAATGATCAAAGATACTTCATCTTTTAGAGTGATTCCAAATTTTGTCATTATATCTCCATTACCTTGGAACCCATCATAGTTTTGCAAATAGGCTTCAATAGTAAAATTATCATCAAACTTTGATGATTGCACTTCTTCTATAATTGATTTTTTATTTACAAACTTCCTTGGAATGTATGTTACATCGATACCATACATCCTCAACTGTTCGTTGATCAAATCTTGTACGAGGTTCTGTTCTCCAGTGGAACCTTGTATAAAAAAAGGATTAAGTGCCATTATCCAATAAGATCAAAAGGTGGAAGTTCGTATTCGCTAATCATTGCCTGTCTCAATTCGGCAAGTTCTCTTTCAGCATCGTCATATATTGGTCTACCATTTAATTCAATACCACCAGGAAGTTTTACACCTTGGAACTTAATTAAGTTTTGACCCCATTGTCTTTTAATCAATGCGGTGGTATATCGTTTTAAGAAAGAATTATTCCAAACTAACTGATTAGTTGATGGATCAATCGCTCTGTAACAATCAATAATAATATAATCATCCACAGTTGCGTTATTCCACTCAATGTCGATATAAAGTTTTCCTTGAGTTTTATTGAATCTTATTTGCTTATCAGTTGTAAGTAATCTATCAATAGTCTCTAAATGACTCTTTACCATAGAGTAACTTAATAACTCACTAGCACCTAACCAATAAATGTCATTTAAGAATAATTGATATTTAACACTAAACATTCCACTAGAAATGCTACTACTATCAAATCTGAATACTTTATTTACTCCAATGATATCATCTGGAAGTTTTAAGAAATTGCTATTTTCCTCAAAGTTAAAAGCAACACTACTTCCAGTAATAGTAGCACTATCTGTTGTTGTAGTAATACCTGCACCTTGATTTCCAACTCTTGCCTTTCCTCTATCAATATCATCTTGTGTAATCTTATATTTTAAGTATTGGCTCTCTGTCCCATCAAAATGTCTCTCTTGCCAAAACTGCAAAGCATCATCGACTAGATCATCAAGTTGGTCATCATCAACATTGATTTCTAGTACAGGAGCACCTAATTGCCTTAGGCAATAGTCTTTAAATCCTTCTCTGGTAGATGGTTTTGCCATATTTACCCGCTTACAGTAATGTCAACATTTTCATTGTCGTTATTATTTAGAACGGTTACCTTCTGGGCAGTAGAGGTTTTAATTAACTTTGTATCTACCTCTGCAGATTTAGGAACAGTTATTTTTTGAGTATAAGTCATGTGGTTACTCCTGCTCTTACCATTGCAGAACCTTCTATAATATGGACTTTATCTCCACCAGATTCTGTAACCAAAACATCATATCTGTAACGACCTTCTTTTAATTTGTTAGTATCTGTTGCGGTCATTGTCAATTTTAATTCACCACCTGCAAGATCAGTAGAAGTCATTGCAAACCCTACTCCAGAACTAGCACCAGGATGTTTTTTCAAAATAGCACTCATTCCAGCACCAACTAAACTGTAAGAAGTCTCATCTGGATTTCTTAAGTTATAGGTTTCATTGAAAGTTGAACCAGTATTAATAACAATATTTTTATTGTAAACTGCTGCCATCAGAAAAAATATATACCGTTTAGTTATTTAGTCCTTTTATTAAATCTCTAATTAAACCTTTCAATTCTTTAAGATCTCCCTTGATTTCTTCAACTTCAAGATCCATTTTGTCAACCTTAGCAGTTTGCTCGTCTTGTTTCTTCTGGATTGCCTCAGACCTTTTTTTCTGCTGCTGATAGATTTTGTAAGAAGTATTATCCATATTCAAAACTGCACCAGTGCTCATGTCTTTAAAGAGACCTGGATTATCTTTTACTGGTCTAATATCAAGATCATCACCAAAATTCATTAAAGAGAATTCTTCATCCTTTTCTCTTGCATCTTCAATGTATTCAATATTTTTTTCTTCTTCTTTTAATTGCTCATCAAGTTTTTGCTGATCTTTATACATCTTCCAAATTTCTTTTTCAGAGTATTCATCCAATTTAGTTTGGAAGGCAAATTCATTGAAAACTGACAAATCAGGATCAGACATTTTATTATTAAAAAAGACACCTATATTTAGGTGTCTTTTATAGTTTATGTATATGCAATCGCTCTGATTGATCTGAACTTAGGAGGATCAGCAGCATTTGTACCAGACATCATAATCTTGATTCTAAATCCTGTGAATTCAGTTAGGTCTTGAGCATTAAACTCATACTGGATGAATTCATCGGATAGAGGAGCAGATGGTCTGATCTTTCTATCTGGGCGACCATTATTATTCAATTGAGTAATTACTTGATCACCTAATCCGTTACCATCAGTGTCTTTCAAGTTATCATAGCCAGGGAAGAGACGCCATGGAGCAGCACCACCTTCAGCACTTGTTTGAAGTTGATATGCAACACGGAAATCAGATGTTTCACTTCTGTATGCTTCAATAATAACTTTTAAAGCAACTGATTCATTTTCAA